TAGGCATAGTTCTCGCCGTCCTCGTCAAGGGTACGGATAATCACATGCCCTGCCTGAATGACGTCTTCGCTGAAATCCGTCATGTCGAGAGTGCGGCCTCCAATGATACCTCCTATATACTGGCGGATGACAACATCGTCATTGCCGAAGGTAACTTTCTTTGGGTCAGAACCCATTGTTGCTATTGCTCCCATTGCTTGAAATTTAAAAATTCAACATAAACGACTTAGCCTTGGGCGAGAGCCTTGACCTCATCGTCAGATAAAACATCATCATCATCGTTCACAACCTTTGGCGGCACGGCAGGAGGTGTGCCTAATCTTTCAAGTCCTTTGTTCGCCCTGTCTTGGTTCTCTTCGTCAATTTGGGACTGGACTTCCTCAAGATACTCGTCAAAGTCCTCTTCGTCCTTGAAAGACATTCTGGAGAATGATTTAAGGATGCGCTCTCCGAACTTGCCTGTGCTTTTCGTCAAGGCTTCAACCCTACTTCTGCGGGTCTTGGCGATGTTCCCTGCTTTCAACTCTGAAATTTCCGACTTCAACCCTTTAATGGTTTCGGCTAAGGATTTCATCATCTCAGCAACCTCGGACTCGCCATTCTTTTTTTCAACATCATTTTTCTTCTTAGACTGAGGCGCAGGGATAACTTCTTCACCGTCATTCCCTTCACCGCCATCTTGAACAGGATGAGCGTCTTTGTACGCTTGCACTTGTCGGTCTGCTGCAGACTGACTGACCTCAAGGAATGGGAGAGCGTTGCCAACAGCCTCCTCTATGGCTTCGTTGATTTCATCGTCAGTTGCGTCATCTTCGAGTGTCAGTTTATCGGCAATCTTGGCGGCGATACCCTTCAACTCGTTACGGCTGAACCCAAACGACCTGCACTTTGTTTTCAGCACCTCAAATACTTTTCTCTGATGTTTTTTCATTGCTATGGTGTTTACGAAATATGGTCTGCGAGCGGAGCACCTGCAGACCACATCGGTAGAACTACACCGAAAGAGCAATGTCAAATCATCCGAACAGTCCTGCCACGTGCATCTTCACACGCTTTCTATGCAAAAATAGTTAATTTAATTTGTATAGCAATTACATATGAAATATTTAACATCCGCGAACAAACAAAAGCCCATCTTTTTAACAATTTCAGCAAGTTCTTTAGTACCTTTGCCGAAAAAGAGCAATGGATTTCAAAGAGGATTTGCAAAATTTAGCGGCAAAGATAGAGAACCAAAGGACGGCGATAAAAACAGAGGAAGGAACAAAGAACGCATTTATAATGCCAATGCTTCACTCTTTGGGATATGACGTGTTCAATCCTATGGAGGTTGAGCCGGAAATGGACTGCGACCTTACAAACCACGGCGACAAGGTGGACTATGCCATACGGATTAACGGAGAGGTGGCGATGCTCGTTGAATGTAAGCACTGGCGGCAAAACCTAAGCCTCCATAGCACGCAACTGAAGAAATATTTTGTCGCATCAAATGCGAAATTCGGAATACTCACAAACGGCATACGCTATCAATTCTATACAGACACGGAAAGGCAAAACTTAATGGACGATATTCCTTTCCTTGACATTAACATTCTCGACATTTCGCAACAGGAAATGGATTTTTTGCTGAAATTCCATAAATCTAATTTCAACAAAAATGAAATTATAAATTCCATAAACAAGAGCAAATCCTATTCTTCATTTAAGCAGGCGGTTTTAGACGAGCTGCGTTCTCCGTCTGATGATTTGACAAGACATTTTGTCAAATCTGTTTTCGGGACGGTGGCGCAAGGAGTTGTCAAGGAATACAAACCATTATTGCAGCAAGCGATACAAGATTATTTTTCCACGAAGGCTCATGCCGTTACAACTGAGGCGATAAGGGAAGAAGAGCATATCGAAAAGCCTTATTTAGACGCATATAAGCTCATTAAAAATATTATTGAGGGAATTATAAGGAATGACGAAGAAGTCCTATATTTCCAAACGCAATCATACTTTAGCGTCGGATTGTGCACAAAGTGGTGGTGGATATGCAGGATGCGCCAAAAGAAAAACAACTTGCAAGTGTATTTTAACCATGGCAGGGGGAACAGCGGAAATTGGATAGACATTGCATCTGCGAAAGAGATGAACAACTATTCCGAGGAAATCAAGGCATCTTATGGTGTAGTGTCGCAATCGTTGCATGACTTCAGAAATAGACATTAAAAAAGAGACCTCCGCTGAGGTCTCCAGCAAAACAAAATTAATAACCACCTCAAAAAAGTGGAGATAATTTGCTGTTGCAAAGATACGAATTTTTAAATAAAAACAACTTCGTATCAGTTTTAATTTATTATTTCATGTCTATATATTCACGGGGGAGCCAAGCATATTTAATTTATCCTTTAATTTTTTTAGTTCTTTAATGAACTCCGCATCTTTCGAAAAAGTTGGCTGATTTGATAGATAATTACAATAATCATCTATTAAGGCTGCGCCTGCCTTATGAAAGGTATCTAAATTATCCTTATAAATATCTCTGACTCTGCGTAACTTTTCCGCGTTTTCAGCTTCGATTACGCGTAGCCTATACTTTGCATCATCCAACTTTCTCTCATACTCTGTCTTTAGCCTTTTATTCGCACTCTTTATTCTTTTCTGTATTTTTTCTTCATCATTCGCATTATATTCTGCTAATTTCGTGTACAGTTTCAAGGGAATAACAATATTATCTCCTATTACATAACCTTTTTCATCGACGTGATCGATATTTATTTGTATATTCATTTCCATATTTGTTTCGTAAATTAATTAATCCTTCTTCAAATATCATTATGACTTTTAATGACATTTCGTGACATTTGATAGCTTTCTTTTTACTATATCTTTCGCTTGCGCCACCCCTGCTTTGTAGCCCTTAGCGTATTGGCAACCGTCCGACAGGTAGGAATGAGAGCTGTTAGCCCACTCGCTGATTTCTTTCACGATTTCTTCTGCTGTTTTCATATCATTGAATTTTACATGCTATAAACAATGCAATTATCGCTACTATCGTGCCTATCACAGGAATGCCAGTCGTAAGAACCCACTTCCAGTCTATCGGGTTGCGTAAGGTAGGGTTGAGGGATAGGTACATCTCGCCTTTCGGCAATACCCTTGCAGATTCGAGGGTATATCCCTCAACCCATGCTCCTTTGGCAAGCCCTTTAGTTTCAAGCGTCTCAATGCAAGAAGCAAATATGTCAAACGGATATGTATCTGGGCAATCGCCGATATTGTTCAGCAATCGCAACACTTCCTTTTCTAGCTTGGATAATCTAATGCGTTCCATACTTTTGTGCTTTTTGCAAAGATAGGCAATTATTCGCTAATTCATAGCTTCATTTTCCTTTTAGCCCATTCCTCATCAATGTAGGAAGTCAACCCTGCTTGGTGCAATTCTACGGCTGCTTCTCGTATCGTCTTCTTGCCAGCAAGGACTTCCTTGCGCAAGGAAACATCATAAGTGTCTATATCGTACATACTCCCTCCTTTTTAAGGTCGTTCAATATTTTATCCACTTTTGCGTCCGTCATCCACATTGGCTCGTAGATGTAGTATTGCAACTCATCGTCCCTCACTTCGTAGGCTTCAACGGCATCGGGGAAGTTAGACTTCGCCAACGTTCCTACTTGCCGTGGCGATAGCACCTTGTTCTCAAAGAACATCATAACTCCGCTGCCTGTCTCGAAATTGATAAATATGTTCATAACTATATCCTTTCTGTTATTTCGTTCAACTGCCCCGCAAACAAATCGTCTGCGGATATTTCCTGCTCCGTTGACGGGTCGAACTTGTCGTAGCCAATGATTGTAACATTGCCGTCCTCGCACCTTACGGCATTGACAACGATGTCGCAAGGCTCGTCATACAGGTAGCTTGCCACGATGGGCTTCGTGTCCTCGAAGTGCCTTTCAAAGCCGCCGTCCTCTTCCTCGCCGTATTTCTTCAGCTGTGCGATGCACTCCTCGGTCTCACGTCTCTTGAAGTCTTTCTCGCGGTCGTAAGGAGTGCCAAAGCGCAGCCTTTCATTGCAGGTTTGGTGGACTTCTTTGCCATCTCTCTTGTGAATGGCGTGGCGGTGGTATTCGATTGGAACATACTCCACCTCTGGCACTGCCATCCACGAATAGATGCCGGAGTCTCCATAGCCGTGTTCCTTGAGGAATGGATAAACGCTGTCGTCGTTTACCATCTCGTCTTCAACGTCAAGGTATATCACCTTTGCGTTTTTGCTGTCTAATATTACTATCTTCATATTCGTTTTACTTTTTAAGTTCTGATATTGTTTCCATGAAGTCGCTCACGCACTCGTCCATTTCCTTGCTGATGGGGTGGCGTTCCTCCTCTCCTGTGCTTTCGGCGGTCTCGATGGTGTTGAAGAGGAAGTTCCTCGCTTGCTCCAACACCTCAAGCTCGTCATCATAAACATCCTTGTGCCAGCTCGTCTCGTCGTAGGTGATCTGTCCTGTCTTTTTGAACTCGTCAATGATAACGCCAAGTCCCGCTATCACGTCTTGATATACTCGCTTTTTCATAGTCCTTTTATCTTGTTCCAGTGAAATCTCATACGTTGATGGACAATGGTCATCATATTCACAAACGTTTCTTTGTTCATTTCATACTCTTCATTCGTCATATCTGCCTGAAACATTTCTAATTGCCGATACAGCTCATTCAAGTCAAACAATGTCATTCCGTGGCGTTTTACTCCGTCGTCATCTATGAATGCTATGCTCATTGCCTTTTCTTTTTCAATAGTTTCTTGTAGCATAATATTCAGTACTTCTTTATAAATCTGCGTCGCATAACGACAAATCCAACAAATTATTCCTTACCTCCTTCGACAACCATGCTGACACATGTGTATCGTAGATGTCGCCTTTTGCGATGGTGTCGGTAACATTCCTCTCGCTTGTGAGCAATATCGCCAAGTCCTTGATGAGGCTAATCTCCTTGCGACTCATCCTTACTTGGATGTCGCCGTTTGCCATTCTTTTCGCTCTCATTACCATTCCTCCTCTTCCAAACTTTCTTCGTAATCCTCTTCCGTGTCATCCACATCCTCCTCTTCGTCCCTCAAATCGAGGTAGTCATCTTCGTTGGCTTCCGCTTTGAGTTGCGGATTGGCGTTGATGTAGTCAATGACATAGTTCTGAACTTTGAGCAAGTCATCCTTGTAGTGGATTTTGCCATACCCACACATTCCACAAAGGGTATCTTCTATTTCGGGCAGTTTGTCGCAGAGGAAACGCCCTGCGGGGTTGCAAGTCTCTTTGCCGTAGCCATTGCCCAGCTGGTCTCCGTCGTTGAAATAACGGTAAGAGAGTTTTGCCATTGCTCTTACTATCTCGCCTGCCTTTGTGTCTGCTTTACCTATTGCTGGTACAAGCTCATCGAAAAGTTCGTTGAATACTTTGTCTGAAACCTCTTGTGTGCGGTTGATAACGTTAATCTTTTTCATTTGTTTATCTCCTTTAAATTTAGTGAGCTATTTATTTTGTTTTGCTGATGCAAAGATAATCATAATATTCTGAATATCAAAGAGTTGAAACGTTGTTTAACGGCGATTTACCTGCTTTTAACTGTACAGTATAAAATTAACCGAAATCCTCTATGTTCCATTATTTTGCGAAAAAGGTATAAGTATATGGAGCGGAAATTTGAGACTTGCAGAAGCCTTTTATGAAAGGATTTAACGGTTGGTTAACTTAACTTCCCCTCAACAATGAAAAGGAAAGTTAATTTGAACGGAATTGCACGATTCTTGACTTTTTGACGTTAACAAAGGGTAACGAAACGGATATTTTATTATCTTTGCACGGTCAAATCATAAAATCGGAACAACAATGGAAGAAAAACCTATCAAATGTCCTAAATGCGGTTCTACACAAATATACATCAACAAACGTGGCTTCAAAACTGGCCGTGCGATAACAGGAGGCTTGATTACAGGCAACATCCTTGCGGCGGTAGTGGTTGGAGGTGTGGGCATGAACGACATCCAGCTCACTTGCTTGAAATGCGGCAATAAGTTCAAACCGCAAGAATCAAATGAGGAGCAATCCAATAATTCAGTAGAACGGCAAAAACTAAAAGAGTTTGAGAGTCATGTAATCAAAGAAAGAGAACAAACTAAGATGTACAGATGTGTGTGCGGCAAAGAATCGTGCCTTCCTGTATCAAAACCAATTTGCCCAAAATGTGGCAGAACACTAAATGAAAGCAATTCGTTCTCTCCTGTATATAAGCACAAGAAAGCAGGATGCCTTCCTGTTATAATCGCATTCTTAGTGGCTATTCAAATACTTATAGGCTAACAAATATTTATTTAGCCTCAGAACGTCATTGTCATGGAGGCGGGTCAAACATGTAATGTCGAGGTTGTCCTCAAGGTCGTGCATTTTTACTATCTTTCCAATAGTATTTGCGCAACACCGTTCAATAAACTTTTGGTATAGTTCACCTTTCTGTCTTGTTACAGACAAAACAGCTTCAACTATGCGCTTTGGGAAACCATAATTATACAGTGTTTGTGCTGTAACATCTGTGTCCTCTATTGTATCGTGTAACAGAGCCACAATCATTTCATCCTCTGTGCAGCATCTCCAAGCGACACGAAGAGGATGCAGGATGTAAGGTTCGCCAGCGTTGTCAACTTGTCCTTTGTGGACATCTTTGGCTATATTCAACGCTTTTTCAAACAAAACTTTTCTTGTATTCATAAAAACTATTATCTTTGCAACATGACTGATGAATTTACGACAAAAATGCACGCCGAACTCTTAGGCGACGAAATCCCATACGAGGACTTGCTCATCCTTGCTGTTTACGGTGCGACACAACGTGGAATAAGCCTTGAGGAGGCATTAAAGAAATACGGCATCTCAAAAGAAGAATACGAGAATAACATAGACCGTGCGCTTAATTCGTAATGCCAATATACTCTTCCAGCCAATGACATTCCTCACTATTATCCAAGTTTAACCATCCGTGCCAATGCGTTCCAAAAAGACTTTTTTTTCCATAAGGCTGTTCAGCTATTAAACGCACAGGCATCCTCTTTTTATCGGAGTTTCTCGCGCTCCATTCTTTAATAAATTTCATCGCCTTGTCTGTCTTTACAACAGACAACAATTCTTCCGTAGATGCACTAAAGCCATACCTTCCCCATGCGTATCCGCCAACGTCAATATTTGCAAGAAGACTTATACCATATATACCACATTTCTTATATTGCTCGTAACTTTCCTTAAAAACAGCTTTTGCAAACCCTTTCCCTTGTATCTGCTCTGGCAAATAAAATAAGTCGTGGTGTACATATACTCTACCTGTATTTTGTTCAATAATAAAACTCCTTGTTATTTCGAAGTCTTCATTTCCAAAATCCCCTACATACCTAATAGTTGCGTTACCATTTTCATATATGTTAATAAATTTACCATCAATTAATATTCCATGCTCATCACACAACTTTTCTATCCTTTTGTCAAAAGCAGCTACATCAAACCCTTTAAGTGCGGAAGTATTGTATTTGTCTGCGTCGAAATTTGAAAAGCCATTCTGTCTCAACTCTTTCTTTATACTTTCTGTCATAGCAAAAACATCTCTCTTTGTAGAAGCATTGGCTATCAGAGATTTGTTGTCTCTGATGAAATACGGCAAAGTTCCTCTGTTCTTCGCTTGGTCTATTCGCGTTTTATTCTTTACAGTCCATTCGACGAATTCATTAGGAAGTGAAACTATATACGGAAAATCCCTCTCTGTTCCCCAATATTCATCTTCGCTGGCTATTATTGGTACAGCGTAGCACATGTCATTCGGATGCCAACCAGCCCAAACAAAATTCTTCGGGTATTTGCCTTTCAAATCATCGCAAACGTCATCCGTCTTATGAGCCTTGCTTAACTTAATCTCATATCCCTGTATAAAGTCAAACTGCTGCCAACGTTTCTGCTCCGCCGTCCTGTAAGCCATGTTTATCTCTGACCTCGCAAGACGTATGCTTCTATATTCGCAATCGTGGCAGTCGGCGGCTGAGCCGAACTTATCCTTATAATCACGTTGCATAGAGGGGAAGTCTTTAAGATACCGTGAGAGCATTTTGTTTAACGTTATGGCACTTGTTCCTTTCTCAATGGCGGTGGATATGGCGCATTCCATTTCCGTCTTGTATGCTTCAGATTGCCGCCATAATTTAGAGGAAAGGTTTAGCCCTCTATCCTTCCTCTGTTGAAACGCTTTCAGCGCGTCGTTGTTGTCTTGGTAATAGACACGCCGCTTCTCTCCATGGATTTCAGCGTCATAGTATTTCAGCACTTTGTCTGCAAGCAAATCTTGCATTGTGTTGCTACGTTTCCACTCATCCGATGTTCCTCTGTAAATAAGGTTTCCAATGTCACTGACGAACTGAGATTGTATCGTCTTTACAAGTTCTCTCGTTTCCGGATAATCGCCGAATGAGAACGGAACACTGCCGTCATAGTCCAATGTCTCGACATTTAGTGCGACACGTTCGCTAAGACTGTCGTATATAGCCTGTACCCTCGCAACGTATTTCGCAAGGCGTTTGTTCAATTCATTATACGCTTTCTTCTGACTTGGTATTTTGGCCTTCCCCATTCTTCTTTCTGAATTTGCCTGTGCTGCATCGCCTTTGATATAGAACTGCATTCTTGCTATAGGGACACATCGCAAGGGTTGGCTCACCAGACACACTCGGAGAGAATGGAGAATGGCAGTAAACGCAATTCTTGCAGAGGTGTTCCGTCAAGACAACAATGTTACTCTTCTTTGCGGACATAAACGTTCAGCCTTGTCTCGACGACAAAATCCGCGCCGTCTTTGAAAACTTTATGTTGAAGAAACCTCTTGGCAGTGCCAAAGATACATTTCATGTTCTGCGCCTTGCAGTCATCCTCAATGCCTTTCACAGCCTTCCGGCAAGAAATATTCTCCACCTTGCACTTCCTGCGCACATCGCCTTTCGTGTACGCTGTCGCGAAAGCTATTTGTTTCGGCTCGTAAACATCATTTTTAAGCATAACTTTCTCTACCTCTCGCTTACAGATTAACTTCGCCAAAACTATCAGCCAATTTGAAACAGCCTCTCTCATATCTCGTCAAATATACGATTCAAGAACCAATTGTTTTCCTTGACATCGGCGAGAACCTTGTCTGTAAGGTTGCCGAGTAAGGGACCGTTGCAAAGTTGGTGGAAGTCTATCTCTCCATAGCTGATATTCATCTCTATTATGACTGGTTCACATTGCTCGTTTACAGCGAAATCCCATGAAATCAACCTCGATGTTCCGCAGAAACGCATTGCAAGTCTCTTCGCAAGCTCAACGCACTTCCAGTAAGCTGGAACTTGCATCCCAGCGAAGTCAAAGCCTTGCGGATGTTTGTAGAAAACGTTTGCCTTGTTGTCATAGGCTCTGTCTTTCAGTTTCCCCTGCTTGTCAATCCCTACGACAATGCCTCCACTGCTACAATTATCAACACGGCTTCCGTCAACGCCCATTCTAAGTACAGATGAAAGAGGATGCGCCTCGCCATCGAAGAACAGCGTGACAATCCTTATGGTGTTGACGCTTGAACTATTTATCCTGCCAAACGCAGGATGTTGCCTTAACGCCTCCTGCACGACATACTGCTTATTCTCTCTGAATACGAACCAGCCGCCAAACGTGTTCTTATATACAAAATCCAACAATTTGCCCTCGCTGTCTGTTTCAGCGTTCCAGCACAACACGCCATGCCCTCCGAAGGAATTGATGGAGGCTTTCACAAACACTTCTCCGTGTTCCTTGCAAATGTCTATGAACTCACGGCTGGAAATCTTATTGAAATCAGCGTCAAAGAAACAATCATCAATCTTCCTGCAAATCGTCTTAGGACGGTTGCAATCAGCGAAGTAAAAGTCATACAGCTGCTTGTCATCAACTGCCGCGGAACGCCGAGGGTTGGAATAATAAGCATCTATAAACGCATAAAAGAAACTGTCTGGAATGTAATATTTCAACTTTGTTTCGTCTTCACAGACTGCGTTGTACAATTCATAAAACTTCATGTTCACCAAATCCATGTTGGCATTTGGGATGAACTTTTTCCAATACCTTTCTATATCGGCGTACTGTTGCACGGTTAAAGGCTTGAAATGGTCAGACTTTTGTGACAAAGTCTTGTTTTCGCAATCAAGGCGAGAGTTGATGAACCTGAGATTGTACGCCTGTCTCTTGATGAAGTCACATTCGCCTTCCTGTGGATAATGTCTAAAATATGTCATACTATATAACTTGGTTTTCGGCGGTGAACATATCAGCTTTAACACTTGAGGACTCGGCTTCCTCTTTCTGTATTTGAACCAGCGTTTCTGCCGCATCATCGGATTTACCGTATCTTTGTATACTCTCAAGCTGGCTTTCAATGGGCTTTCCTCCATTAGCTTTCAGCCTCTTGTTAATGTCGCTCAATTCGTCATTCTGGATGAACGGTGTAATCTTGTGTTCTACAATAACATTGTCTATCTCGCTCTCCCACTTCTTGTTCATCTGCTTCAAGAACGCCTTGATGACATTGCATTCCCTGTCAAAGAACTCAATCCACACACCTTCCTCATCGCCAATCCTCAAATGCGCGTCTGTGAGCATTGTCATCCGCGCATCATAACCAATGTTTCCGAGATTTTTCATGTTCTCAAATGAAATGTCTGGTATCTGCGCTTGCATGAAGAAGAGCTTGAGCATGGTATCAACATGGTATTTTAACGCTTCTATGGCCTGTGGCCATGAAACGTAGGCGACATCGCCTCCATTCTCAGTCCTCCACACACGTCTAGCGTCGCCCTTTTTCTCCTCGCCCTTTATCCCTCCTGTGACTTTCAGTATAGGAGCGGAATTATAAGCGATGACATTCGAGTTACGGGACAACGTGTATTCAATCTCGCTTCTAAGATTGCTCAAGCCGTGATAGACAGGAACTGGTCTGTATGCGTATACGCCAGGGATTTTAAGGATTACAACCTCCTCTCCGTTCTCTATCTGCCCGTCATCTGTGATTACAGACTTCACAGTTTCCCAACTGCCGCCAGTTGAGCTTCGCTCGAACATATAATGGCGGTCAGCCGTGTACGTCTCAAAAACAGTTACAGCCTCATCCTTCACTGTCTTCGTGTACTCAACACTCATCGCAATCATGTCATCATACTCATCAAACAAGGGGTATAGCTTTACGCCGTCCATCGGAGAGTACGTCTTGCATTTCAATTTGTAATCACACGAAAAGCCGTACAATGTGTTAGGTTTCTTAACTGCGTACCAAACGGTGAATATCTCACATGCGGCATAATACGCAAGTCCCCTCTTCAGGTTTACAGAATTTATCCTCGCGTTGAGGTATATGGACTCAATCGCTTTAGCTATTTGCAGCCTTGTATCATTATCAGTATTGGAATATACCCTTTTCACGGGGACTGAAAAGGTGAACTCCGTAACGCGCTTTGACAGCAGCTTCTCAAGCCCGATGTATATGCGTGCCGATTTTTCCACTGTTCCGTCAGAGCGCGTTTTGTCCCTTAAAACAGTAGTATCCTTGCAGATAGTATGCTCTGTAGGTTCATAGTCTTTCAGAAGTTTAATCCAGCTTGGAACACAAACGGTCTTGTCTCTCAAGTCGTTAATGATGTCATCGACACTGCGGGACGAAAAATCTAAAATGGCTGTGATGTAATTCATATAAAGAACTTGTTATAATGCTGCAAATATAGTTAATTTCTTTTGTCTTTCAAATATAATTAACTATATTTATTGAAAATCGTACTTCTTTTTGATTATACATTTCGCCTCATTAATGACTCTACGAGTGTCTATGCCTAACGAATTGTAGAAAGCGGCATTTCCGCTCATACATTCGCACGCTATTTGCAGTGTTCTGCGCTCATTCTTGCTAAAGCCTATTTTGAAATTTCTGAATATCATCAAAGATTCTCTTATACAGCCTTTCTCAAACAAAGCAAGAGCCTTACTTGTTTTTGTCATCATGCGGCTATTGTTTTAAGTTTATCCATGTTACTGTTCATAAGCTCCACAATCTCCTTGTGCCACTTACTGTCTTGGTTGCAAGCACCACGGGCTTGCACGATGTGGAAGTCCCTCGTGTCAACCTCTATCGTCTCTGTGCGCTTGCCCCTCACCGATGCGTCAAGGATTAGCGAGTGTGGATGTTTCTCCGTGTCGTAATAGCCCATGGCATACACGCAATGATGTAGGGCGTCGCCCTCCTTTGCGAACTCCGACACGTCCCGCAGCACGTGGATGGATATGTCGCCTTGCTCTATGACCACCCCGAACAGCTTGCCGAACCGCTTCACGTACTCGCCGTTGAGTTTCTTGTCCCGTTCCAGACGCTCAATCCTTTGCTGGCGTGTCCTTATGCGCTCCCTGTCCTCCTCCCGCTTGTTGAGGATGCGCAGATACTTCGCTTCTGCGGCGTTCAAGTCATCGGGACATATAATCTTAGGGTTGCGCACGTCAACGCCGAGAGAACGCAAAGTATCAAGGTAATCAAACCATTCTTGCACACAACCCTCGATGTCGTAGCCGTGGCGCTGGGCGACCTTTATCGCCGCCATAGCGTCCTTGTGCTTGAAGAGGTGAAAATCGATGCAACGCTTCAACACGTTCTTGCATCCTTTCTTGTACAGCGTCTCGGCGTATGGCTCCAAGAACACGATGTTGCAGTAGTTGAAGTACGAGCCGAACACGTCGTGGTCGTATGGAACATACCGCAGCCGTGGGTGCTGTTTCCTCATTCTCAACTCACAATAACTCTCGTCATCCCACTTGCAATAGGCGTATGGTTTCGGGGCGTTGCGTATCTCCATCTCCGTGCCGTGCAGCCAATAGCGGTTGTACAGCCCTCTGCTGACGCTTCTGACGATATACCGCCCATTGCTGTCTATCCACCGCTGCATCACCTCATCGATGTAGGTGTCCGTCTCTTTTCCTCTCTTGGCGCAAGTGGTTATCACGTGGAAGTAGCGTAGCACTTGCCAGTCGCCCGCGCTGTCGGCGAGGAGAAAGCACTCAGTGTCCTTGAACGTCCTCGCCAACGACTGTTGCACGTGGAGCGTCCTGCGGCAGTGAGGACACATCTGGGTGTCGTCTCCTTTGTGGCTGAACTTTGTGCCGCAGTGCATACACGTCACCTTGCCGTTATGCTCATAGCCGACGAAGTAAGGCACGTTGCGTTCCGCCCAATGAATATCCCTTTTGTTCAGAGGACGGAGCTTGCGGCTCAATGCGTCAACCTCTTTCTGTATCTTTGTCCGTGGCTTCATCGTCAATCTCCGAACAGTGATTGCTGGGCGTACATCGCCGCCTCCTTTTCTTTCCGCTCTTTCTCCGCTTTGGCGCGTTTCTCCTTTTCGGCGGCTTCCTTGTCCCGCATTTCCTTGATGAGGTTCTGCTTGTACTCGGCTTTCGCTTCTTCGGCGAGTTGCGCCTTCTCCTCTTCCGTCAATACAGGGGCTACGTCGCACACGATGCGGCAGGAATGCTTGCCGTTAGGCTTGCATTCCTCCTCGTCGTAGTAATGCACCGCCAAGCCGTATATCTCCGCATCGTCAAAGCCAATGCGCTTTGTCTTTTGCACCTCGCCAATGATGAAATCGCAGCATTCCTCCACGCTCTTCCTCCCGTTGGCGTACTTCTCGGCGAAGGCCGCATCGTTGGCAGCCTTGCCGTCGAGGTATTCCTTAATCCTCTTCTGAAACAATTCCGTTCCTTGCATGATTCTTTCGTTTATATGAATTTGTAAATGTTGTCCGTCTCTTTCCTGCCGTAGGGAGTTGTAGGGATGTACCTTTCCGTCTCGCGCTTCAGCACGGCGTGAAACACCGCCTCGGGCAGTTTGTAGTCGTTCTCCGCTTGCTCAATGTCGATGCAACCGCTTTTGATGACCTTGTTGATGTCATATTCCATGTCGGAGCGCAACTTGTCAAGCATATACTCCAACCGTCTTAATAATACTCTTTTCTCCATATTTATGCCTCCTTGAACATATCCATTTGTGTTTCTTGTTTCTTCTTTCTTGACGGTTTCGGGGTTTTCTTCGGCAACGCCCAGCCTTTTGCCTTAGCGCACTCGTAGTTGAACTTGAACCACACGTCCTCGTCCAAGAACTCGAAATGCATCGTGCCTTTCTTATAGCCCTTGCAGCGGAAGAAGCCCCAGTTGAACCACTCGCCCCAAAAGCGATGCCAACTGCCATATTCCAAAAC